ATATTAGTATTATAAGTAATTTATATTTAATAATCTAATTTATCTTATGAGTTATTGCGGTTCTTGTCTAATCCCACATCGTTAAATGTAGGTTAGAACTCCATCTCATCTATCTTGATTGAGAATTGCTAATAGTTTCACTGAATACTATTATTTGGAAGCAACTTATAGATGTCAGTCATCTTTAACTCACCCTTCTTCCTTTGTTCTGGGTTGTGATATTTGAGTATCCCCCTGATGTATCACTTTGTTCTGTTATTGTCAGGTGCCAATTATAGCGTCCCAATAACATTTATACATATAGGGAAATCTAATGAAAGTTCAATAGTTAAGAAAAAAAATAAAATTATTTCCAATACAAAAAAGAACATTATATTTATTTACAGGGAGTGATATTTTATTACACAGTTTTATTTTTGAGGTCATATATTCACCGTTACTCCCTAATTTGATTTATTTCTTATAATTCCCCCCTGATTTCGCCCATTTTTCAGGGGGGTTTTTATTGTCAAATGGTTTTATTTTGTTATATTTATATGTATGTCGTGTAGTAGATGTAAGAAAAAAAAGATTGTTAATAATCTTGATTCACCTGACCACATTAAAGTTGCGAAGGAGATTTATAATGATGTAATCCTAAAAGGAGAACCATTCAATGATTTGGATAAAATTGAGATATACAGAGCATACGAATCACTATATCCCAATTCATCATCAAAACCGTCTATTGATGACGCAATAAATAAAATTAAAATAGGAATAGAAGTATATGGCACTAAATACAAGCGATAAATACATTAAAGGGTGGCACCCTCGTAAACAATCAGATGGTTCAACCAAATGGTTTCAATACAAAGCAATACAATTACATGCTGATGCTTATGAGATATTCTCCGAAGCAAAGAATAAAACAAATATGACATATTCAGAATATGTAAAATATTTGGTTGAGTTAGACAAAGCAAGAATATGAAAAGAGGTAGAAAACCTTTCTCTATTGAACTTTTAGTGGAGAGGGGTAGGTTTCCCACCGATTGGAAAAAGAAACTCTTGGAGATTGGAATGAACGGGGGAAATCAGACAGATATGATATTACTATTGAATGTTTCACGTGGAACTTTTTATAGATTGATGGAACGTTCATCAGATTTTTTGAATACCGTCAATAGAGCAATGGAATATTCCGAACAATGGTGGTATAACATCGCAAAGACAGAATGGATAAAAGGGAACTCAAAATCCATCAATTCAAACCATTGGTCCTTAATAATGAGAAATCAATTTGGTGATAGATGGAGTGATAGAAAAGAACACGACATCACATCAAAGGGAGATAAAATAAATAATGACAATAATATCAATGTGGAGATAATTAAAACAAAAGATGATGAGGACAAGGATAATAATAACTGATACTGATGAAGTGGAACCAATATACGAGTGGATATGAATAAACAATTAATATTAGGGGACTGTATAGAGGTCCTAAAAACATTACCAGATAATTCAATAGATAGTGTTGTCACGGACCCACCATATCATTTGACATCAGTAGTTAAAAAATTTGGAAAACCTGGTTCAGCACCAGCGAAAGATAAAGATGGATTATTCAAAAGACAGTCCAAAGGATTTATGGGTCAAGAATGGGACGGAGGAGATATTGCGTTCAGGACCGAAGTATGGGAGGAATGTTTAAGAGTATTAAAACCTGGTGGTCATCTACTTGCGTTTTCAGCATCAAGAAATTACCACAGAATGGGGGTTGCGATTGAGGACGCAGGGTTTGAGATTAGAGACCAACTACAATGGATTTATGGTTCAGGATTCCCGAAATCACATAACATCGGGAAAGCGGTGGATAAGAAACTTGGTAATGAACGAAAGGTTGTTGGTGAGAACCCCAATCACAGAACCAGTAGTGCGTTGTATGAACTTGGATTTCAAGATGGAAAAGGGGACGGACAAATCACCAAAGGAAACTCTGAATGGGAAGGTTGGGGAACCGCATTAAAACCAGCACACGAACCGATTGTAATGGCAAGAAAACCATTATCAGAAAAGACCATTGTGGGTAATGTATTAGAATGGGGGACTGGTGGAATAAACATAGATGAAAGTAGAATACCTTTAAACACAGATGGTAGATTTCCAGCAAACATCATATTGAGTGAGGAAGCGGCAGAAAACCTTGACCAACATACAGGAGCACTAAAAGGAGATAGTCCAAATAGGAAACCAAGAAATGGGGGACACAGAGAAAAATATGTTGGAACGGATAATAACGATAAGAAACAAGATGTAATCTCTGATAAGACATTCACCGATAGTCATTTGGGAGCATCAAAGTTTTTTTATGTAGCGAAACCCTCAAAGAAGGAAAAGGACTTGGGAATAGATAAGAACAACCACCCAACAGTCAAACCAATTAAACTCATGGAATATCTAATCAAACTTGTTACACCAAAAGGGGGAACAACCCTTGACCCATTTATGGGAAGTGGAACCACAGGAATCGCAGCACTTACAAATGGATTTAACTTTATCGGAATTGAGATGGGTGAGGAATATATGGACATAGCAGAACAAAGAATAAATGCTTGGACCAAAGAGATACAAACCAAAATGGATATATGAATATAAAGACCACAGAGATATATGAAGTATTGGAAAGTAATATTGATAAAAGGTTATTGATATTTCAAGGGTCAGCACGTTCAGGGAAGACCTACAACATTATCTTGTGGTTGGTGATATACTTACTCCAAACACCAAACAAAACTCTCTCAATCGTCAGGAAAACACTACCAGCAATCAAAGGGTCAGTATTAAGGGACCTGAAAGAAATATTGGAAATGTTAAATCAATATGATGGGAATAGATGGAAAAAACAAGAGGGGTATTTTGAATTACCAAATGGTTCAGTTATAGAATGGTTCTCAACAGATGAGGAACAAAAACTACGTGGTAGAAAAAGACAAATATTATTTATCAATGAAGCGAACGAAATATCAAGAGATGAATATGTCCAACTGGCAATCAGGACCACAGAAAAGATTATATTGGACTACAACCCCTCTGATTTGTATTCATACATCTATGATTTATTGGAAACAGAAGATGATGTATATTTCCACAAATCAACATACAAAGACAATCCATTCTTATCAGATGAGATTGTTAAAGAGATTGAATCACTAAAAGACAAAGATGAAAACTTATGGAGGGTATTCGGATTGGGAGAAAGGGGTATTGCGACCAATTCGGTATTCTCCAAATATGAGGTATTAAAAGATGAGGATTTCCCAAAAGATGGGGGAATAAAAATAAGAGCATTAGATTTTGGATTTAATGACCCCACAGCAATTATTGAATGTAGAATAATCAATGACAATTTATACGTCAAAGAATTATTATACTCACAAGGTTTAACCGCAGAGGATTTGGTTTATAAAATAGAACAAATCAATATGGACCGAACAGATGATTTATGGTGTGACAACGCACGACCTGAAATGATACAGGACCTGAAAAGAAAAAGAATAAATGCAAAACCTGTAATTAAGAATACAATATTACATGGGATAGATTTAATAAAAAGACATAAGGTTTATATTCACGAGGACAGCAAGAATACAATCAATGAGTTCAAAGAATATAAATGGAAAACAGATAAGGACGGACGTATATTGGACGCACCTGTGGACTTAAATAACCATAGTATAGATTGTGTTAGATATTGTCTTGAAATGTCAAATAAACCAAAAGGAAAAATAAAAATATTATAATGGAAATACAATTAGATGATAGGGTGATTGAAGTAAAACCCCAAATGACAATTCGTCAGTATCAAAAGTTAAAAGACAATGAGGAATTGTTTAGAAGTGATAAGGGAGAATTACTTGCGATGTATTTGGGAATATCCCTATATGAGTTAAAGGACCTACCAACAGAACAGGTTAAGTTTGTTGAAACATACATCACCCAACAGATGTTTGAGAATAAGATAAAAGATGAAACACATTTTATGTTTCAACACGAAGGGGTGACTTATGGATTGGAAACAGAATGGAATAAACTGCCGTGGGGAGCATGGGTTGATTTGGAAGTATATTCATCAAAGGAGATTGAGAAACACATACACAAGATTATGGCAATCCTATATCGTCCTGTTGAATCAACGGATAAGAAAAACAATTACAAGTTGGTTAAATACAAATCAGAACAGGTTGATGAAAGAGCAGAATTGTTCTTGGATTTACCCATTCAATATTGGTTTGGAGCTGCAAGTTTTTTTTTTCTCGTAGGTCAAATGTATATGAGAAATATCAAGAGTTCTTTGAGTATGAAGATAAAGTTAAACAAGATGATAAAGAGGGGGTGGAAGATACTCCCGAAGTGGATAAAACGCAAACTACCATTAGATTCTATTTTGGTCTCACCTATCAACTTTCGTCAGAGGACATCACCAAGTTCAGTCAAATAGAGGAACTTCCCCTATATTTATGTTTATCAACCGCATCATATAAAAAAGAACAATACCTAAAACAGAAAGAGGAATTGGAAAAAGCAAAAAGACAAATTAAATGAACCAAGACGTAACACTATATAGAATTATTAAGTTATTTGAGGATTATCAACAATCACAAACAAACATTGGATTAAATGGATTTGGTTATGGTAATCTAATAGATTTCGGTCAGAACTTAACAGGTGGAACACAAACACAATATCCATTTATGTTTGTAACCCCACAGAACATTTCATACGATGAGAATATAACGACATACACAATGTCAATTATCTTTGCGGATAGATTGAATGACGACAAATCAAATATGGTTGATGTTCAATCAGATATGTCAATTCAAGCAAAGAGATTAATGGGTTGGGTTAAAAGGGGAATGGATAAAACCCCTGACCTGTTTGACAATATGGATATAAACCTACCAACAGCAGGTATTCCATTCTTGGAAAGATTTAATGATTATGTTGGTGGTATTGCGATTGATTTGGAAGTGGTAGTTCAAGAGAGCATTGATAGTTGTTCTTATTACCCAACAGAAATACCTGAACCAATTACATTTTATATTTATCCTTATAATTTTCAATCAACCAATCAAGATAAGTCATATTGGTATAATGTGTTCCCCGATTTATTAATTACAAATGAAAGAACAGGGGACGTAACAAGAGTTAAAAGCACAACATTCTCTGATGATTCAAATTGTGACATTTATCCAACACGTGCGACAGGTGACACAACCGCAATACAATTTATTACAGGTTCAACAGATGTGATTAGAGTAGAATACGACCAAACACAAGTTCAAGATTATGGATATTATCCAATAAAACAAAGTAACTTTTTTAGTGGATTAACTTATAGTAATTTTGGTCCATCACCTGTTCCTGCTATACCTAATTCTTATGGTTATACAAGGACTGAATATAGAAACGATGGCAGTGTGTCAGTAACAGATAATCAATTACTAATAACAAATAATTTTGGTAATCCATTACCTGTTGGTTTTGGTTTGACAGGTGATACAATACCGATGTATAAAGATAATCTATATGGATATACCGCATCAACATTTAATGACGCTTGTAATTTTGTTAATGGTTCAAACACTAATTTATATTTAACATATCCAGAGGGTGATTTTTGGAATTATAGTGGAGATACATTAGATTTTTCAATGACAGAATGTATTAAAACAAGACAAGGTCAAGATTTTTATGTATCAAAACTTGATGGAGGAATAACACACATCGCAAGTGGAAACACTTGGGGTTACTTAACATATCTTGGAACATGCCCGTAAGTCCAGAGTTTGATATAATTGCAGATTACCTACAAGAGGGGTTGGTTACAGAACTTCAAGTTAGAAGACCTGCGAGAACTTATGGAGGATTACCAAAACCTGTATCAGGAAAGTTTCCAACACCATTCTCCCCACCCATAGCGTCGGGTAATTTAATAAAGAAAATAAAAGTTTATTGGACCGAAGGAATATTTGAGGGGACACCTGAACTCGTTGTTGAGATGCCTGATTATTATTTCTTTGTTGATGCAGGTAGAAGACCTGGTAGATTTCCACCATTAAATGCTATTGATAGGTGGGCAGTTCAAAAACAAGGATTAACAAATATTAGAAATGAAAAAGGACAATTCATACCAAGAAAATCTCAGGTATTCTTATATGCTCGGTCTATTGCTCAGTTTGGATTTGCAGGAACAAACTTTATCCAAAAGACCATTGACAAAATCCTTCCTGATTTGGAGAACCAAATCGGAAATGCTGCTGCTGAATACCTACAAGAATTAATAGACGATAATAGATTAATAATATTACCACAAGATTAAGATGAGTATAAATATATTAAAAACACCACCCAATTTCCAACCTGTATTAACCAATGGGTTATTTTATCAGGTTTCAGCAGACACAACGGACCGATACAAGTTCAGATATACCTATGACATTTACGTGGAAGGAAATAAAATATTTCAGGGTAAATCAACACCTAATCCATACGATTATGGAATCATTGATGTATCAAGGGTATTGAAAACCTATACAGAGAATAATCCAATTTCTGTATGGGATACAACCAATATCTACACCCATAAAACATTTCCATTCTCTCGTCCTTATGAAGATGAGGTGATAAATTACCAAGTGTATTTTGGATATGAATATGCGAACTCACCATTATTACCTGTAACAGGATTTACAGGAATAAGTGGTTCAACAGGAGACCCTGGAATATCAACAGAACTTAAAAAAGTTTTCCATTCAACAATGGGGGTTAATGGTAGGTCCAATCAACAGGACTTTGATATGGGTCCATTTGTATTGTCAGGAACTCCTACGGGGGTCTCTCCGACAA